AAGCAGGCGGCATCCGTGTATTACCCACACTGCGACCGACCGGTCTCGCACAGTCGCCGCAAGACAGTTGCAGTGTGCCGAACCTCGAAAGGGGCGAGGTAGCGGACGAGCGATGGAAGCGCCGTTTTATCTGGCAACTTCATGTTTTCAAAAAAGAAATTGGATTCTGCGAGTCATTTTTACACGTATGTCGGCTGAACCCCACGTTGCCGCGATCCTCCCAGTTGGGGACAGTGCGCACGCTGACACACAGCCGCCGGGCGCGGATCTGAGGCCGTCCATCCGTCATAACACCGGCTAGCAAGATGGGCGCGGGTGCGGATCGAGCTGGCCAGTGGAATACCTCGTAGCCCAAAACCCGTGACAGGCAGCGTCAAGCAAGGACGCCAAACGCCGGCCACCTTGAACCATTTGCCACCTGGAGTGCGCGACTGGGAAAACCAGCCAGTCATCTTTGACTGCGTTGAATGGGTACTCGGATTGCGTCGGTGGACCATCAAAGAGAGAACTGCCCAGCGCCCCAGTAGCGCATGTCGTACGGCTCGATGCCGTAGTTTTCCTAGGTGACTAGCGTCATCGTCCGGTCCGCTGCTGTGGAGGGATCAGCATTGGTAGGCCGCCAGGGCGCACAGGAGCGTCAACACAGCCCACTTCGCATAATGTATAGAGCGTGCGCGTTATGTTCGGCAGAAACGTGCACCTGCTCACGCTTTACCGACGCTTCCGCTCTGCCGGGTAGGGCGCTTCCGATGCACAGCACCAGCGCCATCGCAGCCATGCCTAGGCGCTTGTAGAGCCTCGCCCATTCGCGCCCCAGCTCGCCCTGGTCTTGCTCCGAGTGGATTAACAGCAACCATGGCCCAGGGTCCTGACCGGCAATTTTTGCTAGCTGGCGGATTCGTTCATCAGGCATCGGATATTTCCCGGTGTTCCATTCGCTAAGCGAGGCCACCTTGATTCCCATCTGCTCGGCGAGGCCGCGCATCGACGGCCTTAATGCTCGCTGAACAGCTAGCGCTATAAGACTTTTAGCGTGCATATTGTCTGGCCTTTCCCTTGCAGTGTCAGGGTTTCAGGTTACACTGGCATTGTCAGGGCGTGCCCTGTCAACCCACCCGCCGGCCCCGCCCGGTGCCGGTTGGGCGGGATCTACCGGGCACCGGGCAGGGGGAAACACCATGGAATGCAATCCTTATTGCGTATTTAGGCCGGACCAGCTCGCGGCCGTGAATGACCTTTTGGTTGTTATGGGCAGCGTTGCACTTGTCGCGCTCATCCTGCCGCGTCTGGTCTATTTCGTTTGGTGGCTCAGCGACCGCCGACGTGATCGCGCTATCCAGCGCCAGATCGTTGCCGAAACGCTCGCAGCGATTGCAGCAATCGAAGCGAAGGAGGCCACCCGCAATGGCACGGCCGACTGATACCGAGCGCGGCGCACGCATTGCGCTCGACTACGTTGAATCAAAGCTTATTCAACGCGATTTATTCCCGTCTCGCCGCGCGCCGCCTTTGAAGTTCTGGCGCGAAATAAAGGCGATTGCGACGGAACACCTTGCCGAATGCAAGGCATTACGCGAGGCCCGCGTATGAATCCGGGCGACCTGAAATTCTTGCAGCTGATCGAGCTGAAAAAGAAAGCCGAAACCGACGACGAACGCGCCGAGCTAGACCGACTGATAGAGGAACGCATCAGGTGGGTAGGCTCGGGGCAGGGCGATGAGCCATGAAGACGCAGCCGTCCAGGCTAGCCCATTACCCGAACAGCCCCTGCTATCAGTGCGGGGCTTCCAGCTTCCAGACCCTGAGCGCGTGGGATGTGAAGTTGACGGTTTGCACCGATTGCGGCGTGCTGATCTCGAAGCAGGTGGCTATGCGGAGCTCCTACAGCGGATTCCGTGGCAACAGTTCTGGACCCTCACTTTCCGTGTCGAAGAAGCCGGCCGCACAGGCGGTGTCCACCCGGAAAAGGCTGATAAAGCGTTCCGATATTTCGCAAGTTGTATCAACAAATCCATCTACGGATCGCAATGGCATAAGCGTCCACACGGGGGCATCCAGTGGGCACGCGGGCAAGAGTTCCACAAAGACGGGCGGTTGCACTTCCACGCCGTTACAGCTGCACCTGACGATGATTTGAATCGAAAAATCAGTCGTTACCAGTGGCATGAGTTTTGGTTCAAAGAATTCGGACGCAATCGCATAGAGGCACCACGCAGCCAATTGGACATCACCGGCTACGTGTCGAAGTACGTAACGAAAGGGGGAGTGGTGGATGTTTCCAAGAACTTCGGTGCCTGGATTCCACCACCAATCGACTACAGCCGCCGACCGGTGCAAGCCGAGTTCGAGCAAACAACGTGCAAGGGGAGTATCGAAGCATTGAACCGGGGTGTAGGGGCAGGGCCCCTACGGACTGGTCAACGAAACCGCCGGTGATCGCTCACCGGGACATGCAGTACCGCCCCCGGTCTGGGAGGCACCGAAGCCGCAGCCTGTTCGCCTACGCGCAACCAGCACGGCAACGCCAGGAATCCATCCCTGAAGACCCGCCTTGAACGCAGGCGACCTAAAGCGACGGTAGGCAGACACCGTGACAGTCAGCCCCGAGCGGCAGAAGGAGACCCTACGCGCACGGTCACGGCTAAGCCTCACCGACACCCCCGCAGGGGGGGGGTAGGGGGGCCTTAGCTTGACCCCACAGTACCGCCCGAATTTCGCAGTAACCCAACCGACGCAAGCCCAACCAACCGAGAGAACGAAGACCATGAGCAACGCACCGAAGATCACCATTAATAGCGCCGTCGAAACCCGCACCGTCACCACGTCGAAGGGCTTGCCGAAAGCCATTTACAGCCAGCGCGCCACGCTCGAAACCGAAGCGATGCGCATCCAGATCGAAGTCGAATGCGATGGCCCGGACAAGGGCTACCCGGTCGGCACGGTCAAAGAATGGGATTTGGTCACCGATCTGGTGCCGGGTCGTTTCGGTGTCGAACTGGCGCGCCGCATGACGCTGGTCGATCCGCAGGCGGGCAAGGCTCCGCAGCGGCAGGGCGGCGTAATCGATGGCCGTGCTCATCCCCGCTTGCCTGGAAGCCGATCTGGACGCGGCAGCGGGGACGTGCACGGCGGTCATCTGGATTCCTCAACCGTCACTCTTGCCGGAACTGGCGGTGAAGGATGCCCAGGCTATCGGCAGCGCTATCGCGTTTCTGTGGGCCACGGCGTACGTGTTCCGGCTTATCCGCAAGAAAATTCAACAGTCCTAGGAGGACATTGCAATGCTGAAGATCAAGACCCTGTTCAAGAACAAGACCGCTGCGCTGGCCGCAGTCGGTTCGGCCGCTCTCGTCTCCGCTCCGGCGTTCGCCACTGGTGGTGGCGGTGTGGACGTTGGCGATGTGGTGTCGGCTATCCAGGGCGCAGCAGCCCCGATTGCAGCCATCGGCGGTGCGGTGCTGACCGTCATGGTGGGCATCAAGGTCTACAAGTGGGTGCGCCGCGCCATGTAACGACCACCGGCGGACAGGGCCAACTCCCTCCCGCCGGTCTTTTATGGGCATAGGGCAGGGGACGGGAAATGGAAGGGTGGATTTGGTTGGGCGCATGGCTGGTGGCCTGCGCGATTGTCTTCGTGGATTTCGAATAATGGGCTGGCTCGCACGCGTGTTTGCATCCGCGATTGCGCGTCGTCTTGCCTACGTGCTTGTAGCGGCAACGCTCGCATGGTGTGGCATTGGCCGTGCTGAGGCCAAGGTGTATCCAGATCAGGGCAGTGCATGGGCTGGTTGCCAAGCTGCCGGTGCGAAAGCAGGCGGAGACAAAGGCCGTCGCGCCTCTGGCAAGTATCAATGCGCATTGTCAGCGCCAACGACATACAGGTGCACCTATGAGGTGGACCCGTTTTTTGTCAACGACTACTACTACATCAATTGCGGCAATTTTGTTGAAGACGGCGAGTTCCACACGTTCCCTGCTGAATCTTCGTGTGATGCTCAGCCTGATTACACCGGCAGCGGCCCATGGGGTACCTATGTAGGTACTGCTCGTAGCGGCAGTTTGGGGTGTCGCAACGGTTGCGACGGCGTGTGGTTCGGCAATGGCGACGACACGATGACATGGAGCGCCACTGGCGCTGTGTGTCCAGCCGATCCGCAGAAGAATTGCGAAGCGCCTGCCAATGCCAGTAAGGGCTATGTCTGGAACGGCTATCTCGGTGTGTGTGAGCCGCCACCAACTGATGATTGCCCGGCTGGAAAGGTGCCCGATGGGAAGGGCGGTTGCTCCGACAACAAGTGTCCCGAAGGCATGCTCTTGCAAGCCGATGGCACCTGCGCTCCGAAGAAAAACGATTGCCCTGCGGGTCAGATCAAATCGCCCAGCGGTTCATGCTTGCCCGGCGACGGTCAGTGCGCCAAAGGGGAGGTGCGTGGCCCGGACGGCACATGCAAGAAGGATGGCGACGGTGACGGTGATCCGGATGAGCCGGGCGAGGGCGATAAGAGCGAATTCTCTGGTGGTGATAGTTGCGATTCGCCGCCTAGCTGTGCCGGTGACGCAATCATGTGCGGACAGGCACGCATTCAATGGCGCATTGATTGCAATACGCGCCGGGATGTGAATATCACCGGTGGTTCGTGTGCCGCGATGCCTGTGTGCGTTGGCAAGAACTGTAAGGCGTTGGAGTACACGCAGTTGTTGTTTCAGTGGCGCACTGCATGCGCTTTGGAAAAGGCAGCGAACAACGGCGGCGGCACTGGCAACAATGCAGATGTTAAGGCGATTCGCGATGCGATCACTGGTAAGGGCACAGCCGATATCGGCGCGGATGGTAAGCCAGCTGACGCATTCTCCGATGAATCCGGATATGGCCAAGCCGGCTACCCAACTGGTGAACTCGATACGCAGGGTTTCGGCTACAGCCGCACGTGCCCAACGATTCCCGATGTCGCGGTGTTCGGCCAGACGTTGCACTTCGACACTTCCAAGTTCTGCCAGTGGATGGTGCTTGGCGGCCAAATCGTGTTGGTCATGGCATCCCTGGTTTCGCTGCGTTTGATGAGTCAAGGAGGTAGCGCGTAATGCCCTGGTTAATCGCACAACTCGTCACGGCGCTGGCGTGGCTGTTCAAGTCGCGTATCGGCCAATGGATCATGACCGCCCTTGCGTGGCTTGGCATCAATTTCGGAACGATCAAGATGGTGGTCGAACCTGCAATCGATCTTCTCAAGGATTACGCCCAAGGCATGGGCAATGGCAATGGTCAGCTTGGCGCAGATGCGATGGCGTGGTTCGGCGTTCTTCAGTTCGATAAGGCATTGACGATGGTCATCTCTGCCATCGCTGCCAAGCACGCGATCACGCAAGGTCGCCTGTTCCTGTTTAAGCGTGGATTCGGGGCGGAACCGTAATGCCAATCGAGCTATACACCGGTCAACCCGGCAACGGCAAAACGGCGCTGATGATGGAGCGCCTGGTCGAAGAATCGAAGCGCGCCGAGCGGCCAATATTCGCTGCTGGTATCGACGGTTTGCAGGACGGCTTGGCTACCGTGCTTGATGACCCGCGCAAGTGGAACGACAAGGATGCAGACGGCAACTATGTTGTGCCCAATGGCTCGTTGATCTTCGTTGACGAAGCGTGGAAGTGGTATGGCCATTTGCACGATGCCAGGCTCCAGCAGACGCCCAAACATGTGCTCGATCTTGCAGAGCATCGGCATCGCGGTCTTGACTTCGTGTGGACCACCCAACAGCCGAATCAGCTGTATCCGTTTGTCCGTGGCCTCATCGGTGCACACACGCATGTGGTGCGTCGCTTCGGCACGAAGATGATCGATGTGTTCCGCTGGGGTGAGTTGAACGAGGAAATCAAGTCGTCAGCGAAACGCGATCTTGCCCAGCGCACCACGCGCCTGCTGCCGTCCTCGATCTTCGGCGCATACAAGTCGGCTGAGGTCCACACGATCAAGCCGCGTATTCCGTGGAAAGTGTTGGCGTTGCCGGGATTGGTCATCCTTGCCATCGCGCTTGGATGGCTCGCCTACACGATGCTCAAGCCCAGCGCGATGGCCGCAAAACTCGGAGATAAGGGGACGCAATCGGCGTCAGCCGATGCGGCCCCTGGCGGGTCTGCGAACTCCGCACGGCGTGATGGTCCGCGTTGGGAATCTCCCACCGAATATGCCAAGCAACACCTGCCCCGGTTCGGCACCATGCCGTGGACTGCACCGGTGTTCGATGACCGCAGCATCACCGCCGATCCGATGCTGATCTGCATGTCGTCGCTCGCGGGCACGGATGCGCAGGGCAAGCACAAGGAAGCGTCTTGCACGTGCATGACAGAGCAGGGCACCGCGTACGACCTCGATCAGCCGCAGTGCCGCACCATTGCCAAGCGCGGGCCGGTTTACAACCCGTATCGCGAGCGGCGCGAGAACGAGCAGCAGCCCGCGCAGCAGCAACAGGCGGTGCAGGGTGGGGCGTCTGCGCCTGGATTGGCTGGCGTTGTCGTGCAGCGTGGCACGCGCACGCAGGGCACCTTCCCGGAATCGAAGGGCTACAACACCAAGACCACCACGCCATCAACGTCATTGGAGATGTGACATGACCAGCAGTGGCCGCGAGGCATTGAAGTGGATTGCGCTGGTGTTGATGACCGGCGATCACGTGGCGAAGGTGTTTTTCGGCGGCTATGTGCCGGTGTTATCCGAACTGGGGCGGATCGCGTTCCCGGTGTTCGCGTTGGTCATGGCGTACAACCTTGCTCAACCACGGGCCGATTATGCGAAATCGGTGTTGCGTCTTTCCGCTTGGGGGTTGTTGGCGCAGCCGTTCCACGCTTGGGCGTTCGGGTACTGGCTGCCGCTCAACGTCCTGCTGACGTTCGCGCTCTCGGCCTGCGTCGTCTTGCTGCTCGGGCGCATCATCGGCATTGAGCCGTCGAACAAGGCGCAGCGCAGGCCGTTCCTGTTGCTGCTGCTCGCCGTTCTGGCTCCGCTCGTGGTGGACTACCAGTGGTCCGGCGTCTGGCTTGTGGTGACGGCCTGGGGCTGGTTTCGCACACGTCGCGGAGGGTGGCTCGTTCTCGCAGCGTGTAGCATGGCCGCGCTTTGTTGGTACAACGGCAACTTGTGGGCGCTGGGAGCGCTCCCGGTGCTGGCCCTCGGCTACGTCTGGTGGCCGCTGCCGCGGCTGCGCTGGGCGTTCTACTGCTATTACGTTGTGCATCTGGCCGTGGTCGCATTTGTCGCGGTGAGGCCTGTGCTGATATGAGGGGTGCAGGGGCGTTTCGCCCCTGCGGATACGCTCATCCTGCCATCGTTCCGAAGTGCCTATCGCGCCAGCTACTCAAGTTCACCACGACCACTTTGACTGTTTGCTGCCGAAACCGTTTCTTCGCCGCTTCCGCTTTTCTTCGTGTCGCAAATCCTGCCAGGCGCAGCTCCATTTGGTCTCGCCAGACTAAGCCTTTCAGCCGCTCAGGCGTCATTCGATCACCATCAGGACTTACCAGGTAGT